AAAGAGCTTTGTTCTGCTCGTACAGGTCTTACTTGCTCTGCTGGCTGGGCTACTTTAGGTGTAGCAACTTGCACAACTGGAGCAGGTGCAACAGCAGGGGCTTGAGGAAGGGGGCCGACTCGACCCCGCTTATTGGTATATTCTACGGCCATGAACTTTAACCAGCTATGGCTAGTGTAGACCTACCCTTGCGTTCTGGTTTTGTTCCACCACCATAGTTCAAGTAGTCTTTATAAGAGCCTACAGCCTGTCCTGCAATCCCAATTCCAAATGCTAATCCACTAGGACGAGGAATAGGTTGAGAGGTAATCGGCCTGTTTAGTTCAGCCATTGTGAACGCCGACTGAACTCGGTTTTGTTCTAGCTGTTGCATATAGTAAGCATCCCTATTCTTCTGCTCCGATGAGATAGATTCTTGGTAGTTTAACTCTTGCATCTTAAAGTCAGCCAAGAGAGCGTCTACAGACAATCCAGATACACCTGCTTCTCCAGCAGAGACAATAGCTGTAGACCTTTGAGAAGCACCTGCTTGAGACACCTTCTGACGCTCCCTAGCCATAGCCTGTTGCTCTTGAAGCTGACGAGTGCGGATTGCATTAGCTTCAGTCATTGATCGCTGGTTTTCCAGCTCAATCAGTTTTTGCTGGTAAGCTTGCTGGTCTCGAATAGCTTGGTTCTGAGCTTCAGCCATCTCATTTGCATTATTTACCTGCGACTGATACTGCATATAGGAAGATGCTGTACCAATCGCAAAACTAGCGAGGGCTATGCCGGAAGCTGGGTCACACATGATTTTTTATCTTTACAAACTCGTAAAAGTTTTCTCCATTTAAACCAAAATTGTCCTTTTTGCTGATGATAGAGAAGCCTAACAACCGCAACCACTTAATGTGGAGGGTGTTTTTCTCATGTATGTAATTAAACAAAATTGGCTTAAGTTCAAGAAAATAGTTTATCCATTCTTTACAAGCCCGCAATAAAGGTCTTTTTATAAGGTTTACTTTGTCCGTTCCTAACATCCAGATTACCCCTACATCTTTTTTAGGAACTAGACCGCCTATTATAACTGGTTCTCCATAAACAAGTAATGAATAACAAGGATTACTTTGCCATACGCCAGCCATAAGTGCAACGGAGGGGTCTGAAGCTGTATTAGCCTTTAATTCTAATAAGTCTGCTTTGCGTAGCCTTTTGGCTATATATTGGGCATCGGCTTTAGTGGCTTTCCTAACAACACCGCCCCACTCTGGATAACTAGCCAATACGCTTTGATCTAGCACTATAAAGAGCCTCCCACTCTAGGGACAATAAAGATGACCCATACGGGGAGCTATTGCTAATTTCTACATTCATCTCATCGGCTTTTGTAAATACAGGGAATTTAAATTTTCCTTCTTCAAAGTTTACATAATCTAAATTTGTCGGGCCAACACCAAGATAATTAGGAACAAAGTTATAAAGATAAGTGTAGGTATAGGTGTCTTTATATTTAGGAGTAACCTTAATTTGAAAAAATCTACTATTGGAATACAACAAAATACCATTTCGTATTTGAAGCCTTCCGTCTGCTACTGCTGATTGACCCCTACCAGCCGTTGACCTTAAAAGGGGCTGGCTTAAGGTATAATTCATATTATAGGCATTACCAAGAGTATAGTTAATGTTGGGAAAGGGAATGGAAGATAACTTAATAATTAATTCGTCTGTTTGGAGTACGCCAGCAGAACTAAATAGCAAAACCCCAGTACTAGCATTTCTATAAACTCTATAGCCTTGATATACTACCCCATCCTTGCGAATCAACATCTCTTGGGCAGGAACTTTAAAATAACCGCTACTAGAAGTATTTGTGCCAGATGCCCAAGTTGGTGTACCTGCAAGAACAAAAGGAGCTTTAATTACACAACCACTTACTGAAATACCATTATCTGTAATTGTAAATGGCTGTAAGCCAGCAGAGGGAGCAGTAAAAGCAGTTGTTTGTCTATCTAAATGAATTTTAAATGGGCTTACAATAGTAGGGGAAGTTTGACCTGTTAATGGAGATACTTTATCAATGTCTAAATCCATAACCTCAAAAGAAATACTGCTATTCCTTTGAATAATAAAATAAATTTTTCCATCAAAGATTTCTAATGTTTTAACTGATGCCGAAGTTCCAAAATCAAATTTAGACCAAGCAGATTGTATTTTTTCTTCTCCGCTATAAAAGAACTTATACACTCCAAGCTCGTTTGTAGAAGTGCTACCAGAAGTTAAAATGATATTATCTACTTCAGAGCCTACAATAAACCTTGCTTCTCCGTTTAGATAAGTAGTCAAATTAGAAGTAATGTCGTTACCATCCAAAAGAATTGTATTGGGGTTAATAAAGTATTCTTGAATACCCGTGTAAGAACCACTTCTGTTGAAGGCAAACATGATCTTTGTACCTATTGCTCTAGGAGCACAATTAATGTTTACATCAAAGTTTGTAGTAAGCTGTAGCGATACGCTTTTAGCTGTTAATTCTCCGTCAGCTTGTAATGAAAATTGTAGCTTATTGGCAAAAAGAACAAGCCGATCATAAAACGGAATTGCATGATACAATGTACCTACTTCATTAGTTGAGGAAGTAATATCAATAATGTCTGCGTCTAGGCTTTGAGTTATAGTTGTTCTAAAGAAATTAAAAAACTCGCCAGATTCACTTAGAATAAGATTCTCACCAGATAAGATTCCTAAACGATTTTTATAGAAAAACATATTTGTTATTGTTTTATTTATAAACGAAGGATAGGGATTAGAATCTTCATCACCAGATGCTCGCCCAGCCCAAACCTGTGCAGATGTATATGCAGTACCGCCATAAGAAACCGAGTTGTCTCCATTCAACGGAGTAAATAAAAACTTTGCAGGGGTCGCTCCTACTGCTGGAGCAATTCTAACAAGAGCATGAGGCATAGTAGAACTATTAAATTTATATTGAATACCGGGGGCTACTGATTCCTCCCAAACTCCATCGCTTATGCCAAGAATACCTTTAGGAGTAGTACTCGCTGAACCATCAGTATAACCCAATGGAGAGGTACTAATATGTTTCACATAGTACTCATCCCCAGCATCCTCTGGCAGACCGCTTATTTTAGTAATAAAGTTATGCGGAGCAGTAGTAGGAAGGTCTGTAAAGTTTTGTGAAGAATCCTTTACTGAATAAAATAAAGTCTGTCCGTATCCGTCATCAGTAATAATGTCAAAATCAACGGATTCGTGCTGTATGTAAACAATCGAGCCGGACTGAATAATTTTATATTGCCCTACAGCAAAGGCGGTTCCTGAAACAATAGTTATATTTGCTGGTTTGGCGAGGCTTCTAGCTATTGCCTCTGGGGAATTTCCACCTGCAACCGAGGCCCACTCATCATAGCCAGTTGAATTTCCACCATCTCCAGAATTTCCAGTAGCCGTAGCAAAAATAGTTCCATTCTTTCCTACAATTTTCCAATTCCAAGTAATCCTTCCAGATGGGGTATTGCTTCCTCTCCCAGAATAACCCTGTTTAACAACAATCATTCCTTGGTAAACTTGAGTAGAGCCAGCCAACGCCCGTGTAGTTAGAGCATCGTCCTTCAAAACAACTTTATTGCTATTAACAAAAAAAGTGTAATCAGCTATTGTAATTGTTTTTACGCTTTGCTCTGTTGCACCGCTAAAGTAATTAGTAAGAGTATTTCCAGTAGAGTATTCATAAAATGTCTGCTCTGTTCCGTCTAAGGAAAATACTCTCATACTTTTGGCACTTGTAGAGGTATTGTTGCATAGGATACACAAATACCTTTCTCCCTGCCCTCTGTTTACCCATTGGTAACTCAACGGAACAACATTTGCATCAAAAGTAATATCCTTAATCCATGTCGTTCCGGGCCTCTTTACCAACCCGTGCACTACACTAGAAATAGCATTAGTCTGTTCTACTGCTTGTGTAGATAATTTAAAAGCATCAGCTTGTTGGGAAACACCAGAAATTAGGTTCGGGACGCTAGTACGGATAAGGTTTTGTGTAGCACCCGAAACTTTTGCAATAGCCATACTTTTAGACTATTGAGGGTCTGCGAGAAGTAACTTTTGCAATATCGTATTGATCTAAAATGTTATAGTCAGCCGTTTCGTCCTCTGCGTTCTGAAGAGCCAAAAATGCTGTTGTTTCTTCTTCTGCACTAAAAGCGGAACCAGTTGCATCACCAATCATCCTCTGTTGAAACAAACGAGCAGAGCGAACAATGATGTAGTAACGGGCTTGCTCTGGCATTTCGGAAAATGAACGCAAGTAAACAACTTCAGCTTTAACTGGTTCGTTAAATTGGTAAGTATGATTCTTCTTATCGTAAAGTCTCAAGCCTCGTTGGATTACATTAACATTACTATATAGGCGTTCATCAACATCCACACGGACTACATCAGTCCCAAGGGTAATCTCTTTAGTCGTACCATTTGGGGTAAGAGTTACATCAGATTCAGTATTCCAATGCCACCCACGAATCTGCGTTGCACGATTAACTTCTCCCAAGATAATGTAGGCAATACGAGTATCAGCAGTTGACTCGCTAATTGTATTTACAGGAGACTCACCGATAGTGGTGAGCATTGTGTTGACGGCTTCTAGTTCAGTTGTGGCTAGTACTGGAAGTGGCATATATGTGTAATTTAGACAAAAAAGAGACCGCCAGCCAAGCTTAAATTCACTTCACTCGCCAAAGGGAAACACAATAACCTTTGGTTTGTCGAGGATGTGAAC